GGGACGGCATCAGGGAGACCCCGAGCTACCGGTTCTGCAAGCGTTACGAGACGATTCTTCGAACCAAGTGGAATCCCTTCATGTCTGCGTCCGAGGGCACCCGTTGGGCGATGATGACCAAGGACATTAAGGGCAACGCTTTTATGCGCCTTGAGGTTGACGGCGCGGGCCTTCCCGTCGCCATCTGGCCGCTTGCCCATAAGCCGGTTGTCGAGGCCTACAACGGCAGGCCCGTTTTCCGGTACGGCGGGGACAAGTTCACAAAGCCGGGCTGCTACCTCGATTCAGAGATCATCTGGGTAAAGTCGCCGATTCTCGACCCCGATTGCCTTTACGGCGTCTCCCTCGCGGAGCTTGCCGCGCGTGAGCTTGGGCTTTCCATCGACCTTGAGGAGTTCTACGCACGCACCATCAACGGCGAGGGCACGTTCCCCGGTTGGTTGGAGACCTCGGCGAAGCTCGATAAGCAGGACTACGAGACCCTTAAGCAGCAACTTGGTGACGGCGGCGGAATTGTTCGCGCGGGCAAGCTCCGTATCTTCGACAAGGGCCTTACGTACAAGTCCAACTCGCAGAACATGGCGGATATGTCGCTGGTCGAGCAGGAGAAGTGGATCCTGCAGCAGACGTGCAGAACGCTTTCCGTGCCCCCGCAGGAGGTCTACGACCTCTCCCACGCCACGTACAGCAACGTCGAGCAGGGAGCCTTGGATTTCGCCAACAAGACGCTCATGCCCGAATGCGACTCGCTTGAGCGGGCGTTGTCTGCGCCCATCTGGGCTGCGGGCTACGAGGATTGCTACGTGCAGGTTGACATGAACGGCCTTCTTCGCGGCCTGTACAAGGACCGCATGGAGGGCTACCGAATCGCCATCAACGCCGGGTTCTTCTGCGCGAACGACGCTCGAACCAAAGAGGACTTGCCCCCGTTCGTCGGCGGAGAGGTGTTCTTCCGCCAGTCCTCGATGGTCCCGGTTGACCCCGAGACGGGCGAGGAGCTTGCGGAGCGCCACAACACGTCTCTTAATTCAACACCCGCAGACGGAACGAAAGACCCCGATACCACCAATACAAGCGACGTGAGCGGCACCGCGCTCGCCGTTATCCACAAGGACATGCGAGACCGGCTGCGCGACCGCCTTGAGGACAAGGGCGACAGCCCGAAGCTGCGCGAGTTCGCCGAGAAGGTATTGACCCCGCTTGCCGACGCATACGAGGTGGCGGGCATCGAATACGACCTGCAATCCGATATTGAGGAGATCATCAATGGTTGATATTGAGGTGTACGGCGAGATTGGCGAGGACTTCTTCTCTCCGTCGAACATGACCGCAGCCAAGTTCTCTAAGGCGCTCAAGGACGCGGGCGGCGACGACGTCACCGTTCACGTCAACTCTCCCGGCGGAAGCGTCTTCGACGCCAACGCAATGGCTGAGCAGATTCGCGCCTACTCCGGCCACGTCACCGCCAAAATCGAGGGCCTTGCCGCTTCCGCCGCGTCCTACTTCGCCCTCACCGCGAACAAGGTTGTCATGGGCAAGTCGGCCCTGATGATGATTCACAACCCGTCCACCTACTGCATCGGCGGCGCTGAGGACATGCGCAAGACCGCCGACTTCCTTGAGAAGGTGCGCGACACCATCACCGTCCAGTACGCGGACAAGTCCGGAATCTCACGTGGGGAGATTGAGGAGCTTATGGACGCGGAGACCTGGTTCACCGCCGACGACGCTTTGGAGCGCGGCTTTGTTGACGAGGTGGCGGACGGCGCACCCGTCACCGCCTGCATTACGAACGACTGGCTCAAGTCCTTCAAGAACGCCCCCGCAGACCTTAAGCAGGCGGCAGCGGGGGACGCGGGCAAGACCATTCACCCCAGCAACAGTAAGCAGCCGGATACGGGGGCCGTATCGGCGGGAGCGGGGGCCGCGCCCAAGCGAACTGTATGCGTCAACGGACAGTTCATTAACTACTAAGGAGAACCAAAATGGCTATGTCCTCGCTTCAGATTCACAACAAGAAGCTCGACGTTGTGAACCAGATTGCCGACCTCACCGAGAAGTTCAACGCCGCCGACAACGCCGACGCCAAGGACGCGCTGCGCGACAAGATCAACGCGCTCAACGGCGAGGTCAAGACCTACGACGAGATTCTTGGCGACGTCCTCAACGAGGAGGATAAGATTCGCCGCGCCGGTGGCGTTCCTCTCGCTGACCCGTCTGCCGCCGCCGCTTACAAGCCTAAGAACCTCGCTCAGGCTGTTCTTGGCAACCCCGAGGACTTCAAGGGCATCGACCTCAACAAGGGCCTTGCCGTCGTGCTTGACGAGTTCCAGGACTTCAAGCTGGTTGAGCACAAGGAGACCCAGTACGACCTCCCGGCCCAGTACGCCGAGAACCTCCCGAACTTCGGCATCCTCTCCACGCTGCCGACCGCTACCACCAACTCCGACTCCGTGACCTTCTTCGAGGCCGACCCCGCGAAGTTCAGCAACGCTGCCGACACTTGGACCCCCGGCAACACCATTAAGATGTCCGGCTTCGCCTGGAAGCAGCGCTCTTTCCACATGGAGCAGATCGCAAACGGCGTTCCTGTAGTCGAGAACAACCTGCGCGACTACGGCACCCTCGCGGGCATCATCAACACCACCCTGCTCTACATGCAGGAGCTTGTTAAGTCCCAGCGCGTCGTTCGCGCCCCCAAGGCCAACGCCGAGACCGGCATCGTCGGCATCCTTGAGCACGACGGCATCCAGAAGTTCACCAAGGCCGCTGGTGACACCATCGCCGACTGCGCCTACAAGATGGCCAATGACGTGTTCCTGGGCACCGGCTACTACGCGACCACCCTTGCCGTCCACCCGTATGTCGCCGAGTCCATCGTCCTGGATAAGGACAAGCAGGGCCGCTACATGAACCAGATGGTCAACGGCAAGCTGTGGGCGCTCAACGTGGTCGAGGACCTCAACCTCTTCACCGAGAAGGGCGAGACCGGGGCCAAGACCTACACCTACGGCATGATGGCCTACGCCCCCAACGCGGCCACCTTCTACACCAAGCTTGGCGAGACGCTTGAGATTGGCCTTGTCAACGACCAGTTCATCCACAACGAGAAGACCGTCCGAATCAACGGCCAGTACGGCCTTGAGGTTCGCATCCCCAAGTGCTTCTCCTACATCGCCGACACTGGCGTCACTGGTCGATAAGCCATGCCTGAGCTTGCGCCGGACACATGCACCAGAGTTGCCCTGACGGAGCTTTCCAGGGTCACCCTCGCGGGTGGCCCCGCCACGGCCCGCGTCGAGTCTGCGCGTAGCGGCGAGGTCAACGAGTGGGACATTGCGGGCGCTTCCGACTTCCCGGCGACCGCCTGCCCCGACCTCATCACCGTCACGTGGGAGGTTTCCGGCGTTGCCGTGAGCGCGACCGTTGACCTTGTGGCAACCCGCTACTGCACCCTTGACCAGATCAGGACCTATCGCGCTGACGAGTACCTGAGCGTCAATGCAAGCGACGAGGACCTTTGGAACGCACGCGCCTGGGCCGAGGAGCAAATCGAGGAAGCTGCCCACCGCATCTTCCAGCCCGTCGTGCGCGAGTGCTTCGTGGATCGCCCGAACTGCACGACCGTTGTTCTGCCGATGATGGGCGGCTTCTTCGCGCACGACATTATCGACGTGCTTTCCGCCACCGACCAAGACGGTAACGCCGTTGACGTCCGTAGGCACTCCGACGTGCAGCTTGACGTGCGGCGCATGAGGGCGCAGACGGCGGCTAACGCCGTTCTCCTGCTTGGCATGAGACCTACTCCGGCTGCTATGTCCGGGGCCGTTATAGCCCTCGCGGCGTGGCGCCTGCTGCCTAGCGTCGCGCCCGACAACGCCACCTCCGCCACTGTCGGAGACAACTTCATGCACTTCGTTGTCGGCGGCGTTAATGGGGCCGCAACGTCGCTCCCCGAGGTGAACGCGTTCATCGACCGCTACGGGTTCAAAGACTATTTCGTGAGGTAGGGCATGGCTTTTGAAGACCTCTTCGAGAATTGCATCGAGTACGTCGAGGGACTTGCAAAAGATGCCCTTAAGTACGAGCGGGTCACCGTCAGCGTTGGCGGCAACCCGACCTACGTACCAAACGAGTTCATCGTGCGCGAAATCGTCCAGAACCCCGAGTTCTCAGACCGCGTCACCTCCGTCTGTACGCTCGGCAAGGCCCAAGGCGCGTACCGCGTCGAGTTCAACGTCGGGCTTGAGGCCTGGTCTACCAAGGCTTCTCTGCCCGTCGCGTCTGCGGACGTGCAGAGGTGGGCGCTGTTGCTTGTGAAGGCTGTTGCCGCCGATAAGACGCTCGGCGGGCTGGTCATCCACGCCGAGCCTTACGTGACCTCTAGCGGCACCGCTAAGGACGTGGACGGGCGCAAGTACATAGCAAGCATCGATTTCGGAATTCACATCAAGGCGGAGCTTGACCCCGCTGCTAACTAAGGAGATGCAATATGGCACTCAATCCCTCTATCGGCCTTGCTGGTATCGCCCTGCAGAGTGGGCGTGGACAGGTCGCTAAGATCCCGACGTTCCTCCATGGCCTGACTGGCGGTTCGCCCTTCGGCGTTTCCCGCTCCATCGCCAACACCGCCGTTGCCTGCGGAAACCGTGCGCCGTCCGACGCCCGCGTTGACAAGACCGAGATCACGCCGTCCATCCAGTCGCTTTGCTACCCTGACGTGTTCGGCCTTTACCTTTACCTCGCGCTCGGCAATGTGACTTCCGCTGCCTGCGAGGAGACTGGTCTTAAGGGCTACTACAAGCACGTTTTCACCATGGGTGCGGATATTCCCTACGCCACCATCTGGTCCCAGATTGGCGTCGACAACTTCACCCGTTCCGACGATTGCAAGCTCTCTACCCTTGAGCTGAAGGCCACGGGCAACGAGCACCTTGCGATGCAGGCGGACTTCCACGGCTGCGGCGCTTCCTTCCTCTCCGCTATCCCCGGCAACCTCCAAGCGTCCTGCTTCAACGGCAAGTACACCACGACCGACTGTGACTTCAAGCTCGACACCGCTTCCGACACTCCCGCCGAAGCCCTCGTGTCCGAAGCCTCCTTCACCATCGAGAACAACGTCACCGACCTTTCGGGCCTTGGCCGCTCCATGCCGCGCGACGTTGCCGAGGGCAACTGCAACGTCGGCGTTTCCGTGACCACCATCCCGGACAATATCATCGAGTACCGAAAGATGGTCGCCGGCTCCGCCGCCGCAACCGGCGTCTCCTCCAAGGTTGTTCTCGGCAGCGTCTATTCCAAGTTCAACCACACCGACGATGCGAAGATGACCCTTGAGATCGCTGTGAACCACATCCCGTTCACTGCCGACTTCCCCGAGGTTGACCCCGAGGGCAACGAGGCCACTATCCAGTTCACCTCTGATGCCGCCATCATCAAGACTGCCAACGAGTCTCCAGTGACCATCACCCTTATCAACAAGACGGCTTCCTACGCAGCCTAAACAGCTATTCAAGCGACGAGGGGCCGGGGAATGCCCCGGCCCTTTTTTAAGGAGTTGACGCATGGCCATCTCAATACCTATCAACCAAGACGGCACAATCAACCGAATCAACGTTGACGGGGACGAGTATTACTTCGGGCTTGAGGTGAACCCCGAGTCCTTGGCCAAGGTCGACACCGCCACCGACGCGGCCACAAAGGCGGCTGAGAAAGCCAATCTCGGCGAGTCCTCGCGCGTTGACGCCGAGACCAAGCGCGTCTCCGCCGAGAGTACCCGTGCAAACGCGGAGACCGCCCGCGATCAGGCCGAGCAAGCACGCGCTGCCGACCAGCTCAAGAACAACACCGATCAGGAGCAGAACAACGCTGCCGCCCGTGGCCTTACCTACCACGTGTGCGGACTGGGCGAGTATCAGCTTGACACGGTGGACAAGGCGCACAACGTGCCCACCGTGGACGGCAAGACCGGGGTCATGTACCTAACGCCGAAGGTGAACGGCGAGACCACCGAGGACAGGTACGACCAGTGGATGTACATCGAGTACAAGTGGGAGCTGATGGGGGAGTCCGGCGTTCACATCGACCCCACCACAACTGATGATATTGACAACATCGCCGCTGGTACGTCGGTTGCGTCCGATAGGGTTCTGAACACCACTGGCCTTAGTTACCTTTGGTCGAAGCTCAAAGCGGCTTTCGCGCCCAAGTCGCATAGCCACGATGCCACCAGCATTACCGGATCGCTCGAAGTCTCCCATGGCGGAACCGGGGCGACCACCGCAGCCGACGCGCTCACCAACCTAGGGGCGGCGTCGCAGACCGATGTCGACGCACTCCGGGATTCCGTATCCCAAGGCATAGGCGGCACAACGCATAGCCAAGCTTCCGGCCTGTTCCTCAACACATACGAATGCCTAGCGGGCGTT